GGAACACCTCGCAGTTCTGTATAAAAAACGCAACCACAATATGACAGGCACGCATATTTTTACTTCCAACACCTGATTTATTTTTTATCCATTCAGCCAACCCGTTTACGATTTCATCTTGTGAAAGAAGTCCGTTGTCCAATTTTTGGTATGACAGCTTAACCTCAGATGCAATCAAATTAAAATCACCGGTACCATCTCTATCCATTGTTGAAAAAATATTGTTTATGTAATTGTAGTATCGTAAGACTCGTGTTATCTCATCATTCTTTAAAAGATGATTTTCTGGAAGAATCTTCTGATCGAGATGTAGCGCTTCGAGTGGAAGTTCAATTAGTTTTGCATCGTCTGTTATTCCTGCAAGTCCATATAGAACATCTTGTATTTCATCTTCAAGTGCAATGTCATTTATATCTAGAAGTAAATGATGTGTCGAGGCTAGTTGGTCTTTAAGGGTTTTTAATTTTGTATAATCTTCAACAGTTGGTTCAGTAGCGTACTCTTCAGCGTGATCACAGCATAAAGCAATTTTATTACTGGGAGCATCGACTTTTTGGGGCTTTTTTATCAAAGAAAATTCTGAATTACTTTCAGAAAAATTGTCTGGGTAAATGTTTACGACTTTATATTTCTTTACTGGTGTATTCTTTACATATTTTACAAGCGGTTGATGACAAATAGGACATTCATAATTTGATTCAGCTAATAACGGAATATCGTCACTGACGAGCGGCATATCAGACAAACGGTTTTCGCGATTTATTACATACAAAAGTAAATTACCAAGGAACTCGGACTCTTTGCCCGAGTCGAGAAGAGCTAATAGTTCCTTTTTCTTTTTTGCAGCAATCACGTCATCTGAGTCAAGCGCTCTTCGCATTGCTTCAAACATATCATCGCTGGTGATTGCATTCATATAAGGGATTATCTTTGTTTCACAGTGTTTCTGAGCATCAGCGATGATTTGCTTTGTGGTGCAGGCATTCTTTATTGCCTTAGGAACATCTACTTTTCGCTTAAGAAGGTCACTGATTAGTGATGGCGCAATATTTATAGAATTGCCTTTTCTGTCAACAACACTTGCCTTTTCAGTGATCCAACCTAATAAAAGTTCAACAATGTCTTTGTCATCATTTGGGGGCTGCATAGCACTTTGCAGGCATCTAACAAATTCAGCAAAACAAAGTTCAGTCATTGTAACTTTCCTTTCTATCTTGAATTTTACTCTAATTTCACTCGAAATTCTCACTAAATACTTTTGGGCTGAATTCTTCTATAATAGAAGAGTAAGAAAGCTTCGCGCAGTTAGAACTGAAGCTCAAGACTTTTTTACATATATTATACCACAAATCTTCGCAAAAGTCCATATTATTTTGCAAACACAAAAGAAAAGTTTGATATTGTTGAAAATCTTGTAAATGCAAAGTGGTGGAACCTAAAAATGTCAGACCGATGAATACAAGTTTTAAAAATGTGAAAAAAGACGTTTATATAACAAAGCGGATTACACTATGGATTTTTGTAAACTATAAATTTCTTATCTTTACAATAAAAATCTGCAGTTTTTTGCAGTCAGCCTTGACTTACTATATTTTTGCAGTAAATTGCAGTCCGCTGCGATTTATAATATATCTTTTATCTGATGTAAAATTCGGATAAACGGCTCAATCGGAAAGTTCCGTAGAGCCTACAAATATCAAATCATGCCAGAGTGCGCAATCTTGGCAGGATATCTTATAGGTTTGTTCGTTGTGATAAAGACAACGAGCGTCCTGTAACGAGATACCCTTACCTTGCTGCGCTCTTTTTGGCTTTGCGGGTCTGCGTGTATCTTAAACGCAGACCTATTTTTAATCTGCCATGATTGCCCTCCGGCGCAGGAGGCAAATCATGAAAATCAAAATGCGTTATGACAACACTTATCAGACTCTTGAAGTCGATGCCGAGAAAATGTGGGTCAGCCTGTCACTTGAGGCTGGGGCGAACATTACGCAGGAGGAAAAGGAACAGCTTATTCAGGATAAGGTTGAGGAGATATACAATAAACCGGAATACAATAGCTGGCATAAGTTGGACAGGCATAGAGGTGAACCTAAAAGAACGTTTAGGAAAGACGATGAAGAGGCAGATAACAGCGATGGGCTTGACCTCATTCCCGATTATTCAGACGAGGAGCGGCGTGAATGTAAGGAAAATTACGAAGAGGTGTGTCAGAAATTGCGTTCTCTGTTGAAACCTGAATACGCAGATGTCATTATTGCAGTCATTCTCGACGGTAACACTCCCGAAGAATACGCTGCTTATATAGGGGTACATAGGGACACAGTCTACAAGCGCCTTCAGCGTGCAAAAAAGAAATGTGCGAAAATCTGGTGAACTGTCCAATCTGATTGTCTATCGAGGCTATTGGGTAGAGGGTAACCTCAAAATTATTTTTTAGGAGGTCATTTCTATGTGTGACATTAAGATTTATGAGAACCCGGAATTCGGAGCCGTTCGTACTTTTGTAATAGAGGGCACTCCTCATTTTTCCGGCAAGGACGTTGCTGAGGCTCTGGGGTATACTAACCCGCAGAAAGCGCTCAGAGATCATGTTGATTCCGAGGATAAGACGGTGAACGAATCGTTCACCGTTAACGGAACAATGGGCATTCTCATCAACGAAAGCGGTCTGTATAGCTTGGTGCTTTCAAGCAAGCTCCCTAACGCAAAGAAGTTCAAGCGCTGGATAACAAACGAGGTACTTCCGGCGATTCGCAAGCACGGTGTATATGCTGTTGATGAGCTTCTCGAAAACCCGGATATGTTGATAGCGGCTCTTACTGAGCTGAAAGCAGAACGTGAACACAGAGTAATGCTCGAACATACCGTTGCAGTTCAGAACCAGCAGATCACAGAAATGAAGCCTAAGGCTTCTTATTACGATGTAGTGCTTAACTGCAAAGACCTCGTTGCTATATCGACTATCGCAAAGGACTACGGCTGGAGCGCGAATCGAATGAACCGTTATCTTTACGAAAAGGGCGTTCAGTTCAAGCAGGGCAATAAAATCTGGCTGCTTTACCAGAAGTATGCTGAGAAAGGGTACACCAGCACCAAGACGCACAGCTATCCCGGTAATGACGGAACTATTCACACCAAGATACATACCTACTGGACACAGCAGGGCAGACTGTTTATCTATGGACTGCTGAAAGAGAACGGTATATTGCCTATTATGGAACGGGAGGTTATCGGTGAAGATTGATATTTACAATTCCGAGCGCTACTATGACCCGACACCGTATGTCGCATTAAACAGTATTCTGAACCAGGAGGAGGCTGCTCTCAGGGCAGCTGCTCCCGGCGGCGATGGGTTCAGACCTGTTATTTATGTATGCTGCCCTTATTCCGGGAATATTGAAGAGAATGTATGCAACGCAAGACGGTATTGCCGTTTTGCGTTAGAAAGCCGGGCTATTCCGATTGCGCCGCATTTGCTATATCCGCAGTTCATGAATGATAGCGACCCTGCGGAGCGGTATCTCGCAACACATACCATAAATTATGTTTTGCTCGGAAAATGCCGCGAGCTGTGGGTGTTCGGCGATGTTATCACAGAGGAAATGGAGTCTGAAATAAGGCTTGCAAAGCACTGGGATAAGACTATTCGCTATTTCACAAGTGAACTAAAGGAGGTCAAAAGATGAATTTCACACTCTATACAGCAAATTGCGTTGGGAATCCGCAGAACAATTTGTATCCAAACAGACTTGTAATCAGCAATGCAGATGATATGAGAGCGGCTGTTATTTACGATCATGTGTGCGCAGAATTCAGAAATTCCCGTCGTAATAATTCTGACTTTATTTCTTCCGATAATATCCCAATGGACTGCGACAATGACCACTCCGATGATCCAAGCGACTGGGTAACTCCGCTTGAGGTGGCTATGGCTTTTCCTGGAGTGGAGTTCGTGGTCGTGTACAGCCGCAATAATATGCTCCCGAAAAGCGGCAAATCAGCTCGACCGAGATTTCATGTGTACTTTCCTATCAAGCCGATTACGGACAGCGCAGAATACACAGCCTTGAAAAAGCGCATTGCGGCGGAATTTCCGTATTTCGACAAGAACGCTCTCGACAGCGCAAGACTGTTTTTCGGAGTTCCGATACCACAGGTTGAAATATACAACGGCGATATGTCTGTCGTAGATTTCCTCGACAATGAGGATTTTGAACAGTGGGACAATAACAGTGCGAGTGTACCCGAGGGCAGCCGCAACAGCACTATGTCGCATTATGCGGGGCGCATTATAAAGCGGCTCGGGAACACTGACGAAGCATACAAACAATATCTGAAACAGGCTGAAAAGTGCGATCCTCCTCTTGACAATTCTGAGCTTCAGACCATTTGGAACAGCGCCGTCAAATTCGGCAAAAAGGTAGCAAAACAGGACGGATATATCCCGCCCGAGCAGTATGATTCCGGTTTTGATCTCAAGCCCGATGATTATTCTGACATCGGACAGGCTAAGGTTCTCGCTCGTGAGTACGGCGGCGAACTTGTATACACTGATGCTACGGACTATATGCGCTATGATGGGACCCGCTGGGCGGAGTCAAAACAGCTTGCTGTTGGCGCTTGCGAGGATTTTCTTGACAAACAGCTCACCGAAGCTAAAACCGCTCTGGAAAAGGCGCAGCAGGCTCTTATGAAATCTGGAATAGACAGGGAAACTGTCATGTCCGGCGGCAAGGCTCTCGAAAAGGCGATAGACGAGAAAAGCGAGAAAGCTTTTGCAGAGTACATGGCGGCGCTTGTGTATAAGTCTTTCGTCATGAAACGCAGGGATATGAAGTATATCACTTCTGCATTGCAAGCGGCAAAGCCTATGCTGTTGCGGGATATTAAGGATTTCGATTCGCAGGAATTTCTTCTGAATACCCCCGCAGTTACATACGATTTGCGCACCGGGACAAGCTCGGAGCACTCCGCAGACGATCTCATAACAAAGGTGACTGCTGTATCTCCCGGTGATGATGGTATGGATATCTGGCTTGAAGCCGTGAACAGCTTTTTCTGCGGCAATGACGAACTTATCGAGTATGTTCAGCAGATAGTTGGTTTAGCGGCAATAGGCAAGGTCTACATGGAAGCGCTGATTATTTCCTACGGTGAGGGTCGCAACGGTAAGAGTACGTTTTGGAACACAATAGCGAGGGTTCTCGGTTCGTACAGTGGCAGTATATCTGCCGATGCCCTCACCGTTGGCTGTAAGCGAAATGTCAAGCCGGAAATGGCGGAACTGAAGGGAAAGCGACTGGTCATAGCCGCAGAACTCGAGGAGGGTATGCGGCTGAACACCTCGGTGGTAAAACAGCTGTGTTCGACTGACGAGGTTTCCGCTGAAAAGAAATACCGCGACCCGTTCAGATATACACCTACGCATACGCTTGTTCTGTACACGAATCACCTTCCGAGAGTCGGGGCTAATGACGAGGGTACATGGCGCAGGCTTATCGTCATTCCCTTTAACGCAAAAATTGAGGGCAAGGCTGACATCAAAAATTATGCGGACTACCTTGCTGAAAAAGCAGGCGGAGCTGTGCTGTCGTGGATAATTGAGGGAGCGAAAAAGGTCATAGAGCGTAATTTCAAGCTGTCCATTCCGCAGTGCGTCAGTGATGCGATAGCGCATTATCGTGAGAATAACGACTGGCTTTCAATGTTCATTGAGGACTGCTGCGAGGTTGACCCATCATATACGCAGAAGTCGGGTGAGCTTTACCAGGAGTACCGTGCTTACTGCGCGAGGACGGGAGAATACACGAGAAGCACCACGGATTTCTATACCGGGCTTGATACTGCCGGTTTTGAAAAACGCAAGCTGAAGAATGGCAACTATATCGTTGGAATCCGCATAAAGACAGACTTTCTTGAAGATTAAGAACCTAAAAGGTGGAGGTCGATGGAGGTCTTAGTATAAAACCCCATTTAGGGCTGCTTTATTAACAAAAAATACCATATAGAGAGTTTTAAGAAATGAGTTCCTACGACCTCCACCATTGACGGAAAAGGAGCAGAAAATGCGTGAAAAACAGATAGAGCAGAAGCTAGTGCAAGCGGTTAAGAAAAAAGGCGGTCTGTGTCTGAAATTCGTATCACCAAATTTTGATGGAATGCCGGATAGATTGATACTTCTTCCAAACGGCAAAATCGCCTTTGCAGAACTGAAAGCGCCCGGCAAGAAACCAAGACCGCTTCAGTTAGCAAGGCACAAAACATTGATGAACCTCGGCTTTCGGGTGTATGTCATTGACTGCGTGGAACAGATAGGAGCGATACTTGATGAAATACAATCCTCATGATTATCAGCGTTATGCTGCCGACTTTATAATCACCCACCCAATATCAGCCCTCCTGTTAGATATGGGTTTAGGCAAGACAAGCATTACGCTGACTGCGATATACGACCTGCTTTTCGACAGCTTTGAGGTACATAAAGTGCTTGTAGTTGCACCTCTGCGTGTGGCTCGCGATACATGGTCAGCTGAAATCGAAAAGTGGGAACACCTTCGGGAACTGCGTTACAGCGTGGTTGTCGGTTCTGAACAAGAACGGATTTCAGCACTCCGCACTCCCGCCGACATCTACATCATCAACCGTGAAAACGTACAATGGCTTGTGGAGGAGAGCGGTATTCCTCTCGATTTCGATATGGCTGTTATTGACGAGCTGTCCTCTTTCAAAAATCATCAGTCAAAACGGTTCAGGGCTTTCATGAAAGTCAGGCCAAAGCTGAAACGCATAGTCGGGCTTACCGGTACTCCCGCCGGAAACGGTCTGATGGATTTATTTGCAGAGTTCAAGCTGCTGGATATGGGTGAGCGGCTTGGAAGGCTTATCGGGCAGTACCGAAACGCCTATTTTCAGCCGGACAAGCGTAACGGAATGGTGATTTACAGCTACAAGCCGCTTCCGAACGCCGAGCGGCAGATATATGACAAAATCTCGGATATCACCATTTCCATGAAAGCCGCCGACCACCTTAAAATGCCTGAACTTGTGAGTACGGAATATGTGGTTCAGCTTTCCGACAAGGAACGGGAGAAATACGAACGGCTGAAAAAAGACCTTGTTTTGTCCGAGGACAACGAAGAAGTAACTGCGGCAAATGCGGCATCGCTTTCAAACAAACTCTCGCAGATGGCGAACGGCGCAGTTTACTCAGATGACGAGAGTGTAATCGAGATACACGACCGAAAGCTTGACGCTTTGGAGGATATAATCGAAAGCATGAACGGCAGATCTCTGCTTGTAGCATACTGGTTCAAGCACGATTTAGAGCGTATCCGAAAACGCTTTGAAATCCGTGAAATCAAGTCTAGCCGAGATATTTCCGAATGGAACAGCGGTAAAATTCCCGTTGCGCTTATTCACCCCGCTTCTGCCGGACACGGATTGAATTTGCAGAGCGGTGGTTCAACGTTGGTGTGGTTCGGGCTTACATGGAGCCTTGAACTGTATCAGCAGACAAACGCCCGCTTGTGGCGGCAGGGTCAGACTGCGGATACCGTGGTCATTCAGCACATAATCGTAAAAGGCACTATCGACGAGCAGATTATGAAAGCCCTGAAAACCAAGGACACAACGCAGGCGGCTCTTATCACCGCAGTGAAAGCGGAGGTACATAAATGAACCCATATAAAGAACTGGCAAATGCTATAATCGTACAAGCGGTCAAGGATTACCGAGATGCCGTGGAACGTCTGCGATATACACCGGACGATAAATCGGCACAGCACGACAAGCGGAGTATCGAAAATTTCTTTCGTTCAAACTGGTTTTCGATACTTTCTGACTTGAACGGAGAATTGCTTCTGAAAAAGCTCAAAGAGGAGGTTTCGGCATGACGGCAAAGGAATATCTCGGACAGGCGTACAGAATAGATCAGCGTATCAACAGCAAGATGGAACAGATAGCTTCGCTGAACCTGCTTGCGCAGAAAGCGACAACGGTTTTCAGCGATATGCCCGGAAACTCCACAAGAAATATTCACCGTATGGAAGATGTTATAATCAAAATCGTGGATATGGAAAGCGAGATAAACGCAGACATTGACAACCTGGTTGACCTGAAAAAAGAGATCGCCGGAGTGATTCGCGGTGTTTCAAATCTTGAATATCAGACGTTACTTGAACTGCGGTATCTGTGTTTCAAAACATGGGAGCAGATTGCTGTGCAGATGGGTTATGGCATTGATAATATCTACAAAATGCACCACAAGGCGCTGCGTGAAGTGACCGTTCCTGAAACATTACAGTAAAATCAACTATTTTACAGTAGCCCCTTTGTGGTATGATATAATCAGCAAAAAAGGAAAGAGATGACCCCCATGCCCAGACGACCACAGCGCCCTTGTTCTTACCCCGGCTGTCCCAACAGATGTGACGGACAGTACTGCGAGGAACACGCAAGCCTTATGAACCGCCGCTACAACAAGTTCGTCCGCTCTGCCGACAGCAACAAGAAGTACGGCAGAGCGTGGCGGGAGATACGAAAGCGGTATGCTTCGGCTCACCCACTGTGCGAGATGTGTCTGAAAGAGGGTCGGCTCACTCCTGTCGAGGAGGTACATCATATCGTTCCTGTGTCGCACGGCGGCAGTAATGATTTCAGCAACCTGATGTCGCTGTGTCAGTCGTGCCACACGAAGATACATCACGACCTCGGCGACCGGTAGGGGCGGTCAGAATCTCTGCGACCGTTACCTCGGACAGCGGCCCGGGGCTTCGTGCGCAAAAACTGGGGTTCAAACGGGGTATTAAACCTTGAAATATTTTTGGACGGTGTGAACCGTCCTTTTTTCTTGTCCTGCGGAGGTGAAAAACATGGCTAAGGACGGCACAAACAGAGGTGGCAGACGGGTTCGCGCCGGAGATAAACCCGCTCCTGCCGCAGAGAAAAAGCAGAAAGGACTTCCGGTGAAAATCATAAGCAACGACATACCTGCGCTCGACACAGCGGAACTTGAAGCCGTCAACCTGCCGGAGGGCGCTGTGCTTAACGGCGCGGATATGCCGAAACCAAGCGACTATCTCTCGGCTCGGCAGAAGAACGGAGTTCCGCTCGGCGCTGACGATATATACCGAGAAACCTGGCTGTGGCTTAAGCAAAGGAACTGCGAGAACCTCATAAACAAGCGGCTCATCGAAGCCTATGCGCAGGCATACGCAAGATACATTCAATGCGAGGAAGCAATCAGCACTTACGGCTTGCTTGGCAAGCACCCGACCACGGGCGGCGTTATTGCTTCGCCGTTCGTGCAGATGTCGCAGCAGTTTCAGAAGAACGCAAATCTCATCTGGTATGAGATTTACGGAATAGTCAAGGAGAACTGCGCCGAGCCTGTCGGTGATGATTTGAACGATGCTATGGAACGGCTCTTGCGTTCCAGGAAAGGATAACACCATGTCAAAGGATACCATCGAATTTTTCAGAGAACTTAAAGGCAACCGTCCGAACCTTACAGTACAGCAATACCGAACAATCAAGGGACAGGCTGTTAAAGGAAATATTGCAGACGCCCGCAAGGGACTGCATAAGGTTCTCAAAAGGAGGAACGTCAGATGAATACGACCAGTGAAATGCAGCTTGTCCCGATAGACAAGCTGGTACCATACGTCAACAACGCACGAACGCACTCGCCGGAACAGCTGAACAAGCTGCGTTCCTCGCTGCGGGAATTTGGCTTTATCAATCCCGTTATCATCGACAGGGATTTCAACGTCATAGCAGGTCACGGCAGAATACTCGCCGCCAAGGCAGAAAATATCTCCGAAGTGCCTTGTGTGTTTGTGGATTATCTAACACCTGCGCAGAAGAAAGCGTACATAATCGCAGACAATCGAATGGCTCTCGATGCAGGCTGGGACGAGGAAATGCTGAAAGTTGAAATCGAAGCATTGCAGGCGGACGATTTCGACCTCGGTCTGACGGGGTTTGATGAAAAGGAACTTGCGGCATTCTTTGATGATGATTCCGACACAAAAGATGATGATTTCGATGTGGACGGTGAATTGGAAAAACCTTGCATTACGAAGCCCGGTGACCTCTGGCTGCTCGGAAATCACAGACTTGTCTGCGGCGACAGTACAAAACCCGAAACCTACGAAGTTCTCATGAATGGAAAGCAGGCAAATCTCGTGGTTACCGACCCGCCGTACAATGTGAATTATGAGGGTTCAGCGGGGAAAATCAAGAATGATAATCTTGAAAATGATAAGTTCTATCAGTTCCTGCTTGACGCTTTCACCGGCATGGAGAAAGTCATGGCGAACGACGCAAGCATCTATGTTTTCCACGCAGATACAGAGGGACTGAACTTCCGCAAGGCTTTTGCTGACGCAGGATTTTACCTTTCCGGAACTTGTATCTGGAAGAAACAGTCGCTTGTTCTCGGACGCTCGCCATATCAGTGGCAGCATGAACCGTGCCTGTTCGGCTGGAAGAAAAACGGCAAGCACCGGTGGTACTCCGACCGCAAGCAGACGACAATATGGGAGTTCGACAAGCCGAAGAAGAACGGCGACCACCCGACAATGAAGCCGATTCCACTTATTGCCTACCCCATAAAGAATTCAAGCATGAGCAACTGTATCGTTCTCGACCCGTTCGGCGGCTCTGGCAGTACGCTTATCGCCTGTGAGCAGACGAACCGTATCTGTCATACCATCGAGCTTGATGAAAAGTTCTGCGATGTTATCGTTAAGCGGTATATTGAGCAGGTCGGCTCTGCGGAGAATGTGTCTGTGGTCCGTGATGGAAAAACGATTGCTTATTCCGAACTGGAGGTCACCGATGAAGAATGAACTCACGCTCGGCAGCCTTTTTGACGGCAGCGGCGGTTTTCCACTCGGAGGAATGCTTGCGGGGGTAAAACCGTTGTGGGCTTCGGAGATAGAGCCGTTCGCCGTTCGGGTTACCACAAAGCGGTTACCGCAGATGGAGCATTACGGTGATGTGTCCTCGCTGAACGGTGCGGAGCTTCCGCCCGTGGATATAATCACATTCGGCAGTCCGTGTCAGGACATGAGCATTGCCGGAAAACGCAGCGGTCTTGACGGTTCACGGTCGAGCCTGTTCTATGAAGCGGTCAGAATTATAAAAGAAATGAGGTGCGCTACCAATGGCAAATATCCAAGGTTCTGCGTGTGGGAAAATGTCCCCGGAGCGTTCAGTTCCAACAGGGGCGAGGATTTCCGGTGCGTCCTTGAAAGCCTGTGCAGGGTCAGGGACGAAACCGTTTCTGTTCCTCGATGTGAGAGGTGGGCTGCCGCAGGAAACATCGTGGCAGACGGTTTCTCAGTCGCCTGGCGAGTGCTTGACGCGCAATACTGGGGAGTCCCCCAACGAAGAAAACGCATCTTCCTTGTCGCAGTTTTTGATAGCGAATGCGCCGGAAAAATACTGTTTGAGTCCGAAGGCTTGTCGGGGTATTCTGCAGAGGGCTTCAAAGCGTGGCAAAGAACTGCCGCCGCTGCTGAAAGCGGCTCTAGAACGGCAGGCGCAGTCTGCTTGAACGACCAGGGCGGTCAGTCCATAGAAATATCGCACGATATAACCGCAACTCTTCGCGCGGAAACACACGGTCACCCGCCCTGCGTGATGGAATCCGCAGCCGGATTTTGTACAGAACACTCGGCAAAAGCGAGAGGTATCGGTTACGAAGATGAAACCTCGCCCACCCTCCGTGCCGGAACAGTTCCTGCAACTGTTTATGAAAATCACTCGCAGGATACACGCTATACGGAGTTGCACGGCGTTGCTCCAACGGTTTCTTCAACCTACGGGACAGGCGGCAACAATCAGCCGTTTGTGGTTGAAGATACACGCTGTTTTGATGTTCGTTTCACATCTGACGGCACGAAAAATGCGCGGCAGAACTGCTATGAAACAGATACCTCCCGGACGATAGATACAGGCGGTAATTCTCCCGACTCAAACCAAGGCGGCGTGGCAGTCGTAGCCGTCCAGGGTTCAATGATAGGCAGAGCCGATAAAAACGGTCCTCGAGGCAGCGGTGTAAACGAGGACATTTCGTTCACTCTGAACACCACCGACCGACACGCAGTAGCATTTTCGCAGGACAGCTACACAAAGTACAGCGAAAACGATAAATGCGGTGCGCTTCGAGCCGCGGGTGGAATGTACGGAGGAGGCTCTGAAACGCTTGTTTACAGCACAAGCAAGAATTCCTACCATACCGAAGCCGAGGAAAACCTTGCAAATACGCTTGTGGCAAGCGACTACAAAGACCCGCCTACCGTGAATTCATCCGAGTACATAGTCCGCAGGCTTACTCCGACCGAGTGCGCACGTTTACAGGGGATTTCCCGACTGGTGGTGCGCAGATCTCGGAACGGACGAGCCTACAGATGAAGAATTGACGTTCTGGAAAGATGTGTTTGAAACTCATCGCAAAATTGTTGGCGGCGCAGTCAAACCGAAGTCCGAAAAGCAGATCCGCGCATGGCTGAAAAATCCCCACAGCGACTCTGCCGAGTACAAGCTGTGGGGAAATGGTGTTGCTCTGCCGTGTGTTTACTTTGTCCTTTCAGGGATTGTATGGGTCAGTTCTTGCTCGAATTAGCGTTGCCCGGCTCATCGCCAAGCACGATTTTTCCGTGCTTTTCTTCAAACTTTTCTATACACTCACGAATCAGAACGATGATTTGCCCATTTGCGGAACGAGCCTCATAATCGGCAACGTAATGCAGTTTGTCGAGCATTTCATCGTCAATTCTGATGGATAAACTCTTGATAGCCATAAAACTCCTCCTGTTTATATCCGATATGTGTTTATTTTAACATCATAATGTGCTATAATGTATGATGTGGGTTCAAAGTGCGTTCATAATGCGTTTATAAGGAGGGCAACATGAAAGTAGCTGTAATTGGTTCAAGAGGGCTGAGCGTGACTGATTTAGGCAGATATCTCCCCAAAAATACCACTGAAATCGTTTCGGGAGGGGCAAGAGGGGTGGATACCTCGGCAAGGGAGTATGCTTTGTCGCACGGAATTAAGCTGACGGAGTTCCTGCCGGAATACACAAGGTTCGGCAGGAGCGCTCCGCTGAAACGGAATATCACGATAATCGAGTATTCGGATATCGTGCTTGCATTCTGGGACGGAAAATCCAAAGGAACAAAATTCGTCATTGACAACTGCCGCAAACTCGGCGTGGAAGTCAGAGTTTACATTATAGACTAATAGTTGAGCCGTACATTGTGCATAACGCAGAATGTGTGGCTTTCTGTTAAAACCCGTTGACTTATCCCCCTATTCGAGTAAAATGTGTAGTACCGAAAGGAAATGGAGGTACATACAATGACAATTTACTACAACACGCAGGACAGAAAACCGCTTGTGAAAGCCATCAGCGAGTTCACGGGAGCGGACGCATTTTACATGAGGACACCGACCTACGCATACCAAATCGACTATTTCACGGTGACCCGCGAGGGCAACCTTGAATTTGACGACAGAGCCGACAGCGAGGAAATCGAGGGTCTGATTGAATTCCTTGCAGAGCGTGGATTTATCGCCGAGGTTGCCGCCACAAGCGCCACAGAACCGCCGGAAACGGATACCGAGAAAGTACCCGCTGCCGCCGACAGCGCCGAACACGGCGAATCTGTGGGGCTTACGGTGGAAGTTCCGCTTGACGGCTCGGCAGTCGAAAACCTCACCAAGCTGCTCGAAGCCAAAGGCAGACTTATCCGCAGAGCCTTAGCAGTGGACAGCCTGCCGATTGAGGTCACGGACAGCACGGTGAAGTTTCCATGGTTCGCAGACTGCGGCGCTGACGATTGTAAGGCTTATGCGCATTTCATTTCGGCGCTCTGCGAACTTGCCAAAAACGCAAAACGAGTTACGGCCAAGGAAAAGGAAACCGACAACGATAAGTACGCGTTCCGCTGCTTTCTCCTGCGGCTGGGATTCATCGGTTCGGAGTACAAGGCGGAGCGGAAGATACTGCTGAGAAACCTCAAAGGCTCATCGGCTTTCAGAAATGGAGGTGCTGCAAATGAAGTTTCCGAGTAAAGCAACAATCGAACAGTACCGCAGAGAATACCCTGTCGGCTGCCGTGTGGAACTGGTTTCAATGGACGATTTCCAGGCGCCGCCGATAGGTACTCGCGGCACGGTTAAAGGCGTTGACGACGCAGGAAATCTGCTCGTCCGCTGGGATAACGGTTCCGTGCTGAATGCTGTTCTCGGTGTTGATGTAGTTCGCAAAATCCATGGCTGATATACACAATTTCTACGTGTGTATTTCGTTCAATATATTGTGGTAAAACCGCTTGCTATATACTGCTTTTAGAGTTAATATGTGTGTACCGCAAGGGAAACAAAGCAAACGGAGGATACAAAAATGAACGAGAAAACCACCAAGCAGATTGAAGAAATGATGAACCAGACCATAGGGGTCGAGGTTGAAATGAATAACATTACAAGAACAAAAGCCGCGCAGCTTGCCGCCGAGTTCTTCGGAACAGGCAGACACGAGCACACCGCAGGCCGCAACGGTTACGATACCTACTCCGCATGGGACGGCGAGGGTCGCGAGTGGAAGTTCCAGAAGGACGTGAGCATTGCGGGACCCGACAGCGAGAAATGCGAAATGGTGACCCCAATACTCACCTACGCAGACATGGAAACCCTGCAGGAGCTTATCCGCAGACTTCGCAAGGCGGGTGCAACGAGCGACGCAAAAAGGGGCTGCGGAGTTCACATTCACATCGGAGCCAAGGGTCACACGCCGCAGAGCCTGAGAAACCTAGCAAACATTATGGCAAGCCATGAAAGCCTCCTCGCAAGCGCACTGAACCTCGACAGAAGCCGCATGAACCGCTACTGCCGCACGGTCAGCAAGGATTTCCTGGTGGAACTCAACCGCAAAAAGCCGAAAACCATGGCAGCGCTTGCGGACACCTGGTACGGCAGTCAGAATGCGGATTACGGCAGGTCGGCGCACTACAACGAGAGCCGCTACCATATGCTGAACCTCCACGCAACATTTACAAAGGGCACAATCGAGTTTCGGCTTTTTCAGTTTGACGCTCCCTCGGGCGACAAGAAAAACGGACTTCACGCAGGACAGCTGAAAAGCTACATTCAGCTTTGCCTGGCGCTCAGCCAGCTTGCAAAACAGGTCAAGACAGCAAGTGCAAATCCGCAGCAGACCGAAAATCCTAAATACGCAATGCGGACTTGGTTACTGCGGCTCGGGTTCATCGGTGACGAGTTCAAGACCGCAAGGGAACTTTACACCAAGCGGCTCGAAGGCGACACGGCATTTCGCAACGGCAGGCCGCAGTAAGCAGGAATCAGCTTCCTGCCCCCAATCCCCCACTCGGGGGCTTTTGGTGGTAGAAAGGTGATTTCTGATACCGCCTTTCAGAAAGGACGGATTTCAAATGAAAAAATACTACCTTGCTTATGGCAGCAACTTGAATGTTCGGCAAATGGCATGGCGGTGTCCTACGGCAAAGGCTGTGGGAACTGCGGTTATCAAGGATTACGAACTGCTTTTCAAGGGCAGCAAGACAGGCGCTTACCTCACAATCGAACCGAAATCGGGAGCGGAAGTTCCTGTCGCAGTCTGGTCGGTTGAACCGAGTGATGAACTCAACCTTGACCGCTACGAGGGATACCCTACTTTCTACTACAAGACCGAAATCGAACTGCCTGTAAGGTACTTCTCGGGCAAGACAGTGGGCAGAACGGCTTTCGTGTACATTATGCATGAAGAGCGTCCACTGGGCTTGCCGAGCGGTTCGTATGTTCGGACTTGCCTTGAGGGTTACAGCGGTTTTGGTTTTGATGAGAGTATTCTTCTCGCCGCATTGGAGAACAGCAGGAGGGTTGCAAATGAAATCAGATAACGCAACAATGCTTCGCACCTGTCCCCTCTGTGGGGCGGTGTACGGCGAGCACCCGGCAATGTCGAGAAACTATCCCAACACCGCTATCTGTCCCGACTGCGGCACACGAGAGGCGTTACAGAGCATCGGCGTAAATACTGCTGAGCAGGATAAAATCCTCAGCATTATCCACCGAAATATAGGCAGATAAATTACACAATTCCGTGTTAAATCTTTGTGCAGTATATTCTCCGAAAACCGCTTGCTATTATGTGTTTTTAGAGTTAATATACACATACCGAAAGGAAAACAAAACACGGAGGACATGAAAATGACAAGATTTGAAAGAGACCTTAAGGACGCAAAGAACGGAAACGAAATCGAGGTGCTTGCCCGCCGCAAAGCGGAGATTGAAAAGTTAACCGCCGAAGGCAAGGCTTGCAGAAACTGTTTCAGAATGAAGTGCATTGCCCAGGAGGTTGCAAGGCTGAAAGCAGAATACAACAAGATTGACAGCCTTTTCTGAAAATCAACGGAACGCAGAGCCGAAAGGCTCTCTTCCTCGTTTACAAAAAAGGGTTGATTTTTTTGTTTGATTGTGATAAAATGATAGTGGGTTAATATGCCCTACAAATCGGAATTTGGCGGAGGTGTACTATGCTGGAACTATGGGACGCATATGATAATCAATTTAACAAGCTTGACAACATTGTGTTAGTAAGAGGCGATGAAATCCCAGACGGGATTTATCACTTAGTTTGCGAAATTGCAGTACGACATACTGATGGACAATATCTTCTTATGCAAAGGGACAAAAGGAAGCATTTTGGCGGTATGTGGGAATTAACCGCAGGTGGCTCCGCATTAAAAGGAGAACTCCCCTTAGAATGTGCTGTTAGAGAGTTAAGAGAAGAAACAGGCATTTGTTCCGAAAACTTAATCGAAATTGGTCGTGTCGTTCATAATAAACATCATTCTATTTATGTGGAATATTTATGCGATATCGAATGTGACAAAGACTCCATTCTTCTTCAAGAAGGAGAAACAATTGCTTACAAATGGGTAGATAAAGAAGAAATTAAAAACAGCCATGAGCTTGTAACAAGGCGAATGCAAGTGTTTATCAAGGAAATTCAATAACGGCTTGTCAAATTCCAGTTTATTTGGCAGCACAACATAAAAAGCATCGCACTATGCGGTGCTTTTTTCATATCTAAAATAAGGAGGTGACCGCATTGAGAAAGCTGAAAAAATACAAACCCACCAAGTTCAAGGCAAAGGACAGCCGATACGATAAAGCTGCCGCAGACTTTGCGGTTGCATTCATCGAAAGCCTGTGCCACACCAAAGGAACCTGGGCGGGAAAACCCTTTGAACTTATTGATTGGCAGGAGCACATAATCCGAGATTTGTTTGGGACGCTGAAACCGAACGGCTACCGGCAGTTCAACACGGCATACATTGAGATACCGAAGAAGCAAGGTAAATCCGAGCTTGCCGCCGCTGTTGCACTGCTTCTCACCTGCGGTGACGGTGAGGAACGAGCCGAGGTTTACGGCTGTGCCGCCGACAGACAGCAGGCGGCTATCGTGTTCGATGTGGCGGCAGATATGGTGCGAATGTGTCCTGCTCTTTCCAAGCGAGTGAAGATTTTAGCATCGCAGAAACGACTAATATACACGCCTACTAACTCGTTCTATCAGGTGCTTTCGGCAGAAGCGTACAGCAAGCACGGATTCAATATCCACGGTGTTGTATTTGATGAGCTGCACACTCAGCCGAATCGAAAGCTGTTTGATGTAATGACCAAAGGCTCCGGTGACGCAAGAATGCAACCGCTGTATTTTCTAATCACCACAGCCGGAACTGACACGCACAGCATTTGCTACGAAACTCATCAGAAAGCCAAGGATATAATCGAGGGTCGGAAAATCGACCCTACTTTTTATCCCGTGATTTACGGTGCTGATGAATCCGATGACTGGACAAACCCGAAAGTGTGGAAGAAAGCGAATCCAAGCCTTGACATTACGGTCGGTATCGATAAAGTAAAAGCCGCCTGCGAATCGGCAAAGCAAAATCCGGGCGAGGAGAACGCTTTCCGACAGCTTCGTCTGAACCAGTGGGTAAAACAGGCGGTTCGTTGGATGCCGATGGAGAAATGGGACAAGTGCGCATTCTCCGTTGACGAGGACGAACTGGAGGGGCGCGTCTGCTACGGTGGGCTTGACCTTTCTTCAACAACGGATATAACGGCATTTGTGCTTGTTTTTCCTCCACTTGATGAAGAAGATAAATACATCATTCTGCCGTATTTCTGGATTCCAGAGGATAATCTGACCCTGCGTGTAAACCGCGACCATGTTCCCTACGATGTGTGGGAGCGACAGGGTTATTTGCAGACCACCGAGGGAAATGTGGTTCACTACGGCTTTATTGAGAAATTCATCGAACGGCTCGGCGAACGTTTCAATATCCGTGAGATAGCTTTCGACCGCTGGGGTGCTGTGCAGATGGTTCAGAATCTCGAGGGCATGGGATTTACAGTCGTGCCTTTCGGACAGGGTTTCAAGGATATGTCACCTCCGACAAAGGAACTGATGAAACTGGTTCTTGAACAGAAGATAGCACATGGCGGTCACCCGGTTCTGCGGTGGAACATGGATAACATCTACATTCGCACCGACCCTGCCGGAAACATCAAAGCTGACAAGGAAAAGTCTACCGAGAAGATTGACGGAGCGGTAGCTACTATTATGGCTCTTGACCGTGCTATCCGCTGTGGGAACGACCACGGGACGAGTGTTTATGATGAAAGAGGAATACTTTTTATCTGATGCGTATAATCTTATTGACAAAGTAGCATAATTGTGATATAATATGACTACCAACATAGGAGGTGTTTTTTATGACAAATTCTATTTCAATAAGACCGTCAAAGGACATTCGCACTAATTACGCTCAGATTTCCGCACTTACAAGGGATAACCCGGTAGCAATCACGGTTAACGGCAAGGAGGATACTGTTCTTCTTAGCCATGAGGATTATCAGCAGACCATGCACTATATTTCCGAGCTTGAAGAAAAACTCGCTCTGTATGCTCACCTTGCGCAAAGCATGGATGATATAAGTCTTGGGAGAGTCCATAGCGCTGATGATGTATTCAACGATTTAATAAGCGACCTGGAGAACCTTGATGTATGAATTGCAGAGTAATATTCACTGATACAGCAGAAGCTGATCTTCGCGATATAGCCTTTTATATTGCAAAGCAGTCAAAGGATAAGAATATTGCGATCCGTTTTGTAAACAAGCTAAGAGAAAAATGCAAAAATCTCGAAATACTGCCGGAAAGCGGCTCGCTACCAAAGGACAGGGTTCTTGTAAGTAACGGATATCGTTTTCTCATTCATGATAATTACCTTATGTTCTATCGTTATATCAAAGAAGAGAACACGGTATATGTTAATGCAGTTTTCAACGCAAAACAAGATTACACTCGCGTGATGAAAAAGTTTATATAACACAACAGAATAATTGTTAAGCATCTGTCAGCAATGGCAGGTGCTTTTCTTATGCCCATTTTACGAGAGGACTGACTACATGAAGATTTTCAGCAGCTTATTCCATTCAAGGGACAAGCCCAAAAACAGTATCGCCGGCAGCGCATACCGTTTTTACATGGGCGGTTCTACCGCCGGAAAGAACGTCACCGAGCGCTCCGCAATGCAGATGACCGCCGTGTATTCCTGCGTTAGAGTGCTGTCGGAAGCCGTGGCGGGATTACCGCTGCACGTCTACAAATACCGTTCAGACGGTGGCAAGGAAAAAGCGGTCACGCATTCACTTTACCGCCTGCTCCACGATGAACCGAATCACGAAATGACCTCGTTTGTTTTCCGTGAAACGCTTATGACGCACCTGCTCCTCTGGGGCAACGCATATGCGCAGATTATCCGCAACGGAAAGGGCGAGGTCATTGCTCTGTACCCGCTTATGCCAAACCGAATGACGGTTGACCGCGATTCAAGCGGAAATCTGTACTACAAATACTACCGTGGTTCGGATGAAGCAATCCGCAGTAAGGAATACGAAGTCATTCTCTCGCCGGGCGATGTTCTGCATATTCCCGGACTTGGGTTTGACGGGCTTGTTGGCTACTCGCCGATTGCAATGGCGAAGAACGCTATCGGGCTTGCAATTGCAACCGAGGAGTTCGGAGCTAAGTTCTTTGCGAACGGCGCTGCTCCCAGCGGTGTACTTGAACACCCCGGAACGCTGAAGAATCCGGATAAAGTCCGCGAAAGCTGGAATGCAACATTCGGCGGTTCGCATAACGCAAACAAAGTAGCTGTTCTTGAAGAGGGAATGAAGTATTCCCCCATCAGCATTTCACCCGAACAGGCGCAGTTCCTTGAAACAAGAAAGTTTCAGATAAATGAAATTGCTCGAATTTTCAGAGTGCCGCCCCACATGGTCGGTGACCTTGAAAAATCGAGCTTTTCCAATATAGAGCAGCAGTCCCTTGAATTCGTGAAATACACGCTTGAACCATGGCTTGTGCGTTGGGAGCAAAGCATGATGCGCTCCCTGCTCACCCCAAGCGAGAAGCAGGATTATTTCATCAAATTCAATGTTGACGGACTGCTGCGCGGCGACTATGCAAGCCGCATGAGCGGTTACGCTACCGCAAGGCAGAACGGCTGGATGTCCGCAAACGACATTCGGGAGCTTGAGAACCTCGACCGTATTCCTGCAGAGGACGGCGGCGACCTATATCTCATAAACGGCAATATGACTAAGCTGGCTGACGCAGGTATCTTTGCGGCAGGCAGCGGAAAGGAGGATCCCGATGAAGAAGTTCTGGAAATGGACGAACAGGATAGTGAAGAACGAGGAAACGCAGGAGCAGAACCCGGAGAGAACTCTGTTCCTCAACGGCACGATCGCAGATGAAAGCTGGTTTGATGATGACGTCACACCGCAGCTTTTCAAGGACGAACTGCTGTCCGGCAGCGGAGATATAACCGTCTGGATAAACTCGCCCGGCGGGGACTGCGTGGCGGCGGCTCAGATTTACAATATGCTCATGGATTATCACGGAAATGTAACCGTGAAGATTGATGGTATCGCTGCGAGTGCCGCAAGCGTTATCGCGATGGCGGGAAACAAGGTGCTGATGTCACCTGTTTCAATGCTGATGATACACAACCCTATGACGGTAGCTATGGGCGATTCAGCCGAAATGCAGAAAGCGATCGAAATGCTTTCCGAGGTCAAGGAAAGCATTATGAACGCTTACGAAATCAAGACGGGAATGAGCCGTGCGAAAATCTCGCACCTCATGGACGCAGAAACATGGATGAACGCAAACAAAGCGGTGGAACTCGGCTTTGCGGACGGTATTCTTGCCCGTGAAGAACCGAGTGAAGCGCCTGCCGCAGATTCGTTGATGTATTCCGAAGCGCAGGTGGTAAATTCCCTTATGGGAAGAATCACGGAAAAGTGCAGAATTGCGCCGAAAATCGAACATAAAGCAAAAGCCGAGGATTTGTTTTCCCGGCTTGATTTGATTAAGAACTGGAGGTAACGAAAATGACAATTCTTGAACTGCGCGAAAAGCGCAATAAGGTATGGGAAGCAGCAAAGGCTTTCGTTGAAACCAAGCGCGACAAGGACGGTCTTCTGTCCGCAGAGGACGCCGCTTCTTATGCCGAAATGGAGCAGAAGATTAAGGACTACGGCGCTGAAATCGAGCGCATGGAGCAGATGGCGGCTATGGACGCGCAGCTTTCCAAGCCCACTTCGACACCTCTCACCGCAAAGCCGCTGAACGGCGATAAGCCCAAGTCGGGCAGAGCGAGCGATGAGTACAAGGCGGCGATGCTGAACGCTCTCCGCACGAATTTCAGACAGGTTTCCGATGTGCTTTCCGAGGGCGTTGACGCTAACGGCGGATATCTCGTTCCCGAGGAATACGACAACCGCCTTATCGACACGCTGACCGAGGAAAACATCATGCGAAAGCTCGGTCACACCATCACAACCAGCGGCGAACATAAAATCAACATTGCCGCAACCAAGCCAGCCGCAGCGTGGATTGACGAGGGCGGAGCGCTTTCCTTTGGTGACGCGACCTTTGCGCAGATTAACCTTGACGCGCACAAGCTGCACGTTGCGGTTAAGGTAACCGAGGAGCTGCTTTATGACAATGCTTTCGGTCTTGAAAATTACATCATCGACCAGTTTGCAAAGGCGCTTTCCAATGCGGAGGAGGACGCTTTCCTCAACGGCGATGGTGTTGGCAAGCCTCTCGGACTTTTCTCCGACAAGGGTGGCGGCGAGGTCGCTGTCACTGCGGCGAGCGCTACCGCTATAACCGCCGATGAGATAATCAACCTTGTGTACTCCCTCAAGCGCCCGTACCGCAAGAATGCAAAGTTCATAATGAACGACCAGACTATTGCGGCGCTCCGCAAGCTGAAAGACAACAACGGCGCATATCTCTGGCAGCCGTCACTCCAGGCGGGCGAGGTCGACAGGCTGTTCGGCTACGAGGTCTACACATCTCCGTATGTTCCCACTATCGCCGCGGGAAAGCCAGTAATCGCATTCGGTGACTTCAACTACTACAATATCGGCGACCGTGGAACTCGTTCCTTTGCGGAACTCAAGGAACTGTATGCCGGAAACGGTATGGTTGGCTTTGTGGCAAAGGAGCGCGTTGACGGAAAGCTGATTCTCCCCGAAGCTGTGCAGATTCTCAAGATGAAAGCCGGCTCGGGTTCTTCCGGCGGCTAATAGGCGGTGACTATGGACGAGCTTCTGACAAAAGTAAAGCAGAACCTCATACTTGAACATTCGGCAGACGATGAACTCATAAAAGGGTTCATCACCGCCGCTGTTTCCTACGCTGAAAGCTATCAGCATTTGCCCGAGAATTACTATTCTGAAAACGCAATGCCGCCGACTACCGAACAGGCGGTAATAATGCTGTCCTCACATTTTTACGAATCGAGGGACGGCAGTACAGGCGGCTTTTTCGGGGACAATGTTCAGGCGGGGAAACAGGTGTGGGATACAGTGAATATGTTGCTGCGACTGGACAGGCGGTGGAAAGTATGAGTTTCGGGAAGATGAACACGCAGATACAGATAACGCAGAAAAGGGTCACGCTCGATGACGAGGGCTTTCAGACGGAAAGCGATGTTGTTGCAGCAACAGTCAGAGCCTATCGGGAGGGACGGCACGGCAGCGAGAAATGGGCTAACCGAACCACTTTTTCCGAAGCTACCGACCTGTTTCGTTTCCGCACTATTCCGGGAGTGAAAATATCCGCGCATATGCGGCTGTTATGCGATGGTTCTGTATTTGAGATAACCTCTGTCGAAGATGTGAAAGGCAGAGGAATGTATATTGAAGTGCTTGCAAAGGAGGTGCAGCCGAGTGGCTAAAACAGATGTTAAAATGCCCGATGAATTTCTTGCGAGGATTTCCCGGCTTGGAACGCAGACTGACAGAATTGCCGAAAAAATATTGCAGGCAGGCGGCGAGGTCGCTTTGGATAAGGTTCGAAGTTATTTGAAATCCGTTGTAGGTTCGGGAACTAAAAGCAAATCCCGTTCCACAGGAGAACTTGAACGTTCGCTCGGCTTATCTCCCGTTATGGTCGATAAAAACGGAAATCATGACATCAAGGTCGGATTTTCCGAGCCGAGAACAGACGGCGGCAGCAACGCTAAAATCGCAAATATTCTCGAATACGGGACAAGCAGTCAGTCCGCTAAACCCTTTCTGAAACCTGCGAAATCCGCTGTGAAAAAGCAGTGCGTGGAAGCCATGAAATCCGCATTTGAAAAGGAGGTTGAGAGGCTGTGAGTCTGCTTTCGGAACTCTCTGCAATAGCCAAAAAGCTGAAAATTCCTGCGCAGACTGCCGTGTATTCGGGAAAGGCTCCCGATGAATATCTTGTGTTCACTCCTCTGTACGACAGCTTTGAACTCCACGCTGACAATGCGCCTAACGCAGAGGTGCAGGAAGTACGGATTTCGCTGTTCAGCAAGAACAATTACAGCCGCGCTGCAAGCCGTCTTGTAAGGGCGCTGCTTTGCGCGGATATTCCCATAACCGCCCGGAAATATGTCGGTCACGAGGACGACACGGGCTATCATCACTATGCCGTTGACACGGCGAAAAATTACGAAATGGAGGAGATATAATGGCAACAATAGGTCTTGACAAGCTGTTCTACGCTGAAATAACCGAGGACAGCGACGGCGGCGAAACCTACGGAACTCCCGCTTCGCTTGCGAAAGCTATCTCGGCTGACCTCTCCGTGGAACTTGCCGAAGCCACTCTGTACGCCGATGACGGCGCTTCCGAAATCGTCAAGGAGTTCAAAAGCGGAACGCTCTCACTTGGCATTGACGATATAGGCAACGAAGCCGCGTCAATTCTGACGGGAGCGACTATTGACAGCAACAATGTGGTTATTTCCACAAGCGAGGACGGCGGCAAGCCCGTGGCTGTCGGGTTCAGGGCGAAGAAGTCCAACGGAAAATATCGCTATTTTTGGCTTTACAGAGTAAAGTTTGGTATTCCGTCAACCTCACTTGCCACAAAGGGCGACAGTATCACGTTTTCCACACCGACTATCGAGGGCACGGTTCTGCGCAGAAACAAGCCGGACGGGAACGGAAAGCACCCGTGGAAAGCGGAAGCGACCGAGGGCGAGAAGAACGTTCCGGACAGCGTAATTACGGGTTGGTACAAGTCTGTGTATGAACCCACATTCACGGCAAAGCCTGCTGAAACAGGCAAGTAACGGAGGTATAAGCTATGACGAATGAACGCAGTTCTTTAATTACAATCGGCGGAGAGCAGTACGAGATGATTCTCACCACCAGAGCGACAAAGGCTATTTCCAACCGTTACGGCGGTCTTGACAACCTCGGTGACAAATTGATGAAGTCCGAGAACATGGAGATGGCGCTTGATGAAATCATATGGCTGATTACTCTGCTTTGTAATCAGAGCATTGAAATCTATAATCTCAGAAACAGCGAGAAAAAGCCGCTTCTCACCGAGGAAACCGTGGAACTCCTGACCTCCCCCGGCGAGCTTGCCGAGTACAAGGACGCTATCACCGAAGCTATGCTGAAAGGCACGAAACGAAATGTAGAAAGCGATGATACCTCAAAAAACGCAGTAACAGCCGAGTGAACGATGCAGAACTGTTCACCCGGCTGTTCTATTATGGCACGGCACAGCTGCACCTTTCTTCGGAAGAGGTGTGGCTTATGCCGTTCGGCTTTCTGATGGATCTGTGGGAGTGCCATAAGCAGTTTATGGGGATTGCTAAACCTAAGCGGGAGGCGGATATTGACGAGGTTGTGCCGATGGGGATATAAGATTGACACAATTTGTTTATTATGATACAATATTAAACAATGAGAGGAGGCATTATATATGTCTTTATACGGTCACACAAACATAAATATTGATTCACTAAAACGATGGGCTAACGCTCTGTCTATTGATAATATCACTGAAGTGGATTATGGTGGAGAGCCTGTTATTTTTGATGAAATCACTAAAAAAATACTGAATAGTCAATTGCAGGTATTCACAGCATTGATAAACCAACTAAAACCAGGCGATGATTGGAGAAATTGTCAAGGCTTTATTAGTGCTATATTCTACAATACATTTATACGGGTGAATAATAATTCGATTAGAATTGGCGATTATTATGAGTGCTTTATTATCCCAAGCGATATGCATACCTACAAGAAAATTATCAAAGGTTTCGATTATACTAGCATTGGAGCAATACATATTTACGATGGTGAAAAGGTAATTGCAACAATAGGCGAAAAGAGCGATTTGATATGGGAAACATTTTATGACTATTTCATCAACGAGAATGAGGACGGTAGCATCGATCACACTTATGTCAATCATGAACAGGTTTTATCAATTCAATTGTTTGATGTTGAATATAAAACAATTGAGGAACTCGTTTTATTAATGAATGAGATATTACTTCGTGTTTCAATGGAATATGATATGAATTTTAAAATATATTCTGTTGACCCTGTTTTCAAGCTAATTGGTGATGACAGCATACATAAAATGCAGTACAAGCCGACTGGTTATGAGCAGGTGCCTATGTTATATCTCAACAATGCGATAAATTCACAAGATGAAAGGTTAGCATATCTTAGCTATTATCAAGTAATAGAATATTTCTTTGTGAGATTACAGAACTATTATTTTTTGAATGAACTATCACAAATAGACACTCAGAATGTAAATCATAATGAGTTGCGGAAAGTGTTATCGAGATATAAAAAAATAAGTTCTGAACGCGAAGCATTAAGATTAGTGCTTATAAAATCTGTTGATATACCCCAATTTAAGAGTTGGATAGTTTCAGATCAAAAACGCCAAGACACATATTGTAATTCTAATGTTTTGAAAATAGATATCTTGGAAAAAGATAAGAAAATAATATCTGATTTGACTGAACGAGTATACAGCTACAGATGTTCAATAGCACATGCCAAAGGAGATGTAGACGAGTACATAGCTATTCCCTCACTAAGTAATCAGAAAATTGCAGATGAATTACCACTTTTAAAATATCTAGCGTTTGCTGTAATTGAAAGTTGTTCTGAAACGCAATAATTGATTGTAATATATTATACATTTAGGAGCACCCCTCACGGCTGCTCCTTTTCCAATATTCCCGAGCCGCAAGGCTCTTTTTTTATGCCCATTTTCCGAGGAGGTGACGCAGAATGTCCGACAATTTCGGTCTTAAAATAGGTCTTGAGGGCGAGCGTGAATTCAAGAAATCCCTCGCTGAGATAAACAATTCATTCAAGGTGCTAGGCTCTGAAATGAAACTTGTGGATTCGCAGTTCGACAAGAACGACAAATCCGCCGAGGCTCTCACGGCAAGAAACCAGGTGCTGAACAAGGAAATCGAGCAGCAGAAGCAGAAAATCGAAACGCTTCGTTCCGCTCTCGCCAATGCCGCCGAGTCATTCGGCGAGAATGACCGCCGCACTCAAAGCTGGCAGATACAGCTGAACAATGCCGAAGCCGCACTCAACGACATGAACCGAGAGCTGGACGAGAATGAGAAAGCCATCAAGGAGGGCGGCAAGGCTGCGGAGGAATCCGGCAGTAAGTTTGAAGGCTTCGGCAAGGTTCTCAAAACCGTAGGTGTGGCGCTCGGTGCAGTGGCCGTTGCCGCGGGTGCCGCCGCCGTGAAGCTCGGCAAAGAGGTCATCGCCGCCTATGCGGACTACGAGCAGCTGGTCGGCGGTGTCGACACCCTGTTCAAGTACTCCTCGCAGGAGATTCAGCGGTATGCCGCCAACGCATACAAAACGGCGGGACTCTCCGCCAACGAGTACATGGAAACGGTCACGGGCTTTTCCGCAAGCCTGATCCAGTCCCTCGGCGGCGATACCGAGAAAGCCGCAAAGTATGCGGACATGGCAATTACGGATATGTCCGATAACGCCAATAAGATGGGCACGGATATGTCCTCCATTCAGAATGCCTACCAAGGCTTTGCCAAGCAGAACTACACAATGCTCGACAACCTCAAGCTAGGCTATGGCGGCACAAAGCAGGAAATGGAGCGACTGCTTGCCGATGCGGAGAAGATATCCGGCGTCAAGTACGACATCTCATCCTACGCAGATGTGGTGGAAGCCATCCATGTCATGCAGGAAAGCATAGACATTGCAGGCACCACCGCCAAGGAAGCTGAAGCCACCATATCCGGCTCTGTCAATGCACTGAAATCCGCCGTGTCGAACCTCATCGTAGGCTTCGGCGATGCGGACGCTGACATGGAGCTGCTGTGCAGCAACATGGCAGACGCTTTCAAAACCGTTATTGCAAACGTCGCTCCGGTTATTGAGAACATCGCAGCGGCTCTGCCCACGGCGCTGGACGCTCTGCTGACGGCTGTCGGCGACCTGCTGCCCACACTGCTTGACACGGTCGCAAAACTATTCTCGCAGGTGCTGAAAACGCTCCTATCCCTGCTCCCGCAGCTAATCCCTGCGGCGGTGTCTGCGGTCATGACTGTCGTTAATGCGCTGATTGAGAATCTGCCGCTTATCATTGACGCGGCAGTACAGCTTGTGTCCTCACTGGTAAATGGTATTGCAAACGCACTGCCTGCGCTGATTCCTGCGGCAGTGAAAGCAATTGTTACTATTGTCCGTGGTCTGACGGACAATCTGCCGCTTATCTTGGACGCAGCTTTGCAGCTTATAACCGGACTTGCGCAGGGCATTTTAGATTCACTGCCAGTCCTTATTGAAGCCCTGCCGCAGATAATCACGGGAATCGTGGATTTCCTAATCGGCGCGATACCGCAGATAATCGAAGCGGGAATACAGCTGCTGACAGCGCTTGTTACGGCTCTGCCGGACATCATCGCGGCAATCGTAGAGGTAATTCCGCAGATAATTGACGGGATAATCAAGGCGGTGATTTCCGCTATTCCGCTCATCATCGAAGCAGGAATCAAGCTGCTCATCTCGCTTGTGCAGAACCTGCCGACAATCATCACGACTATTGTTGCGGCTATTCCACAGATTATTTCAAGCGTTATGGACGCTGTTATCGGAGCGATTCCGCAGCTTGTTGCGGCGGGCGTTCAGCTGTTTATCGCGCTGATTGAAAACCTCCCGACCATAATCGTGGAGATAGTCAAGGCGATTCCGCAAATCATAACCGGCATTGTAGACGCATTTGGCAGTTACTTCGGTAAGATGGCGGAGGTCGGTGGCAACCTGCTGAAAGGCTTGTGGCAGGGCATTTCTGACGCAGGCGCGTGGCTCTGGAATCAAATCAGCGGCTTTTTCGGTGGTATTGTTGACGGAATCAAGGACTTCTTCGGAATACACTCGCCGTCAAAGCTCTTCGCAAACCTCGGCGGCTTTATGGCTGAGGGACTTGGCGAGGGCTTCGGCGATGAGATGAAGGACGTTTCAAAGAGTATGCAGAATGCAATTCCGTCAGATTTTGACCTCGACATGAACGGCACGGTTTCAGGCTTCAATGGAGTGCAGACGCAGGCGTTTGATGTAACAATTCCGCTGAGTATTGACGGAGTTCCGCTGACTAAGGTAATATCTCGAATACAGTGGAATCAAAACAAGGTGACGGTAAGGAATGCGGGGGCTGTGTGATGGTTGAGATAATCGTGACCGAAAACGGCAATGTGAGAGGTGTGTTTACAAGGGTGATTTCCGCATCGCTTACCGACAGTCTGAACGGAGAATGCACCTTTCAATTTTCTGTGATTTCCTCGATGGCTTCGGAGATATTCACAGGTCTTGAGGTACAGCTGAAAAGCGACACGCTGGACTACCTTTTCAATGTGGTGAAAGTGTCGAAATCCCTTTCAAACGGCATTGCGATTTGTACGGTTGAGTGCGAGCACAAGTCATACGAACTGAACAACGATGAATACAAGCTGACTGAATTTGACTTTGAGGGCGCTCCCGGTGAGTGCCTTATTTCTTTGCTGCAAGGCACTTCTCTGACCGCAGGAATATGCGACCCGACCGTTCCGATAAAGCTGAAAATCAATCGAGAATGTACCCGCAGAGCCGCCTTAATGCAGCTAATTGCGCTCTGCGGAGGAGAAATCGAGTACAACGGAGCGGAAATAAATATCCGTTCCCACAGAGGTTCGCAGGACTACATCAGCATTATGGACGGGAAAAACGTGTCCGACCTCACAATGGAAACCGACAACCGTTCCGGTACCACAAATTACGGTTTGACGCTCTACAAGAACGTCAATTTCTCGGTCGGCGACAATGTGCAGATAGTGTTCCACCCGTTTAACCTCAATGTGAACACCCGCATAATCGCCATGAGTTTCAATCCGTACAACCGCCGTGAGATTTCCATCGAGGTCGGAGATTATCGTCCGAGCATTTCGGACAATCTCTACCAGATGGAGCAGAAAACGAACGAGATACGTAAGGACGTTGGCGAATCCACTGCGGAACTGAAAACTGCGACAAACAGCGCGGATATTTCGGTTACGGAGAAGTCACAGCGGCTGTTCCGCATTACTTACAATGCGATTCAAGCGACATACGCGGCGTTCTGCTCGACTGTTAAATTCGTGATTTCAGCCGCAGGAACTCTCGCGTTTATTCTGAAAAAGAATGAAAACGAGGTCATGAGGTATGAGGAGTATTTCAGCGAGGGTCCGCACACAAAGACCTACACCTATCCGTTTACATCGGAGGTCGGTCAAAACACCATGTCGCTGAGTGTGATTTCGGCTGACGGCGCAGAGGGTAAATTTCCGAAAATGCAGACATGGGGCTATGTAATGGGCGCTTATCTCGCCGGAGATACCCCGTGGGACGGTTACATTGAAGCTCGTGAGGACGAGGTCCATTTTACTATGCGCCGAACCGTCAGAAAGTCGCTTGTTCGCACATCTGATACGCTGCTGTTTGAGATTCTCAAGTCACATAAGTTCAAGTTCAGCGAACCTATGTCTGCTTTCATAAAGCGTGAAAGGGAGAGAAAAACGCTTGAACCCACCGTCAGAGCGGTATTCCCTGACGCATGGAGTCCGAAGATAATCACCCCGCCGCCAATCACCGTGGTGAACGTATCGAACAGAAAGCTATATCTTGAACTGCGAAATCCCGTCAAGGCTGATGAAATAGCGGTTTCTGCGTTCACAATGATAGTCACCACCGAAAAGGAAACAGTCCGCTTGCAGCCGATTTCCGCAGATTTCGGCGTGGGTGATTTCGGCAGTACGATTTGGCTTGCGTTCGGCAGTTCCGCAATGAAAGACAGCGTTCAGAGCATTACGCTGCTGTATGATGGAGATGTCGGAAATCTTATTGATGTTCTGAACAATGCGCCGTGTAACGGCTTCCAGACATCGTTTATTTACACACCGTATGAGGAGGAACAGAATGATTAAAGGTAAAGCGACCATTCAGCTTTTTGATGAAAAGACAGGCGAGGTAGTTCGTGAACTGCATGAGGAGAACATGATAACCAACGCAGTGGATACGATTCTCAACCCGCCCGATTACATTGAAATCGGCATGGATTCCGACAACGACCGCAGCTTTAATATGCTGCGTGATTTTGCGGGTAACATCGCCGATACTGCATTCCGTGGAGTTATAGTCTGCCGTGACAAAATCCCCGAGGACGGCAACAATATGATGCTACCTTGGACGAACGAGGAGATAGGTCACGCAGGAATCGCCAACACGAACACGGACACAAGTATCGGCACTTACAACGCTAACGAAAGCGGTCGCATTGAGAACGGCAAGGGCTACCGCCATGTGTGGGACTTTGCTTCGGACAAGGCGAACGGCGAAATCAGCTGTATCTGCCTTACCACCAAGGACGGCGGCACAAACGGAATGCACCATTCCTACTGGAATCTGTCCTGCGGAGGCACTGACCTTAACAGCAGTTCTCTGGATTCATTCAAGCAGGCGTATCACACTATTGTCGGGCGGTATATTCCGGATTCGCAGTTCAATTGCGGGGTTTTCAAGTGGTTTTACATGGGCAGGCTGTCCAATGGAAATGTGCGGCTTCTCGGAAAGCATATCCATGACGGGCGCATTTATGAGGTCGTTATGTTCGACCCCATGTCGATAAGCGTAAGCACGGAAAAGCCGTTCTGCGGCATTATAAGCGTGAAGAAAGTTATAGAACTGTTCCCAGCGGCAGAGCGTATTCCGGATTCCATGTACGACAACAGCTATCATCATGGCGGCTGTTTTTATGACTGTAACACTACAAATGCGGACTATGTACCGCAGGAAGAAAAGGAAAAGCTGCGGCAGGATTGGGAGAACAACCCACAGTGGCTTGCGTATTTTCCGTATGTTATCGGCAATAAGATACATATTGTTGCTACCTCGCGCTGTCATATCCATCACTATATTTTCAGTCTGTCCGACTACTCGCAGGTTTCGAAGAAAACCATCGAAACCGACACGCTGCTCCAGACGTATGGCGTGGGCTTTAAGTATGAGAGAATTAGCAATTCTTCATCGCAGTACAGATGGTTTTACGGTGCGGGTGTGAACGGCGATTACTGCAATGCGCTGAGCGCCTTTGAGTGGGACGATAAGTACTTCGTCATTACTAAATATCCGCTGATAGACGGCAAAGAAGCGACCGGAACAAACAACTTCGGGCAGCTGCGCATATTCACAAAGGACGGCAAATCCACGGGCAAGACATGGCAGTATGTCGCTGACGGAACGCTCTCTAATATGACGGCGGCGAGCTTCTGGGGATTTTATGTTGACGAAAAGACGAACACTCCGCTTGTGATTTGCGACAGCTGCAATATTTCCTATTCACTGCTTGCCCTTGAGATAATCAAAAGCGGCGAGGATTACGGCAGATACAGAATGCGGTTCTCTGCTCCGACTTATGGAAACAGTTATCTGTATTCGTATGCGAATATCATCAAGACGGACGGACTTAATCTGCCGCTGTATATTCTGCCGTACTATCCGTATTCAAGCGGCAGTCAGCATTTTTTCGGCTTTGCGCTTGGTATCTGCAAACTGTGCCTTACCACAATAAACAACCTGTCAGAGCCGGTGCGAAAACTGGACGGGCAGGTCATGAAAATAACTTACGACATCGTTGACGAATGATTGGAGGGTTTATTATGAGAGAATTCTGGAACACAATTCAGCTTATTTTTACGGCGGTCGGCGGGTGGCTCGGCTGGTTCCTCGGAGGGAGTGACGGGTTGCTGTATGCGCTTATTGCCTTTGTGGTTATCGACTACATAACCGGAGTGATGTGCGCTATCTCGGACAAGAAATTATCCAGTTCTGTAGGATTCAAGGGAATATGCAGAAAGGTACTTATCTTTGCTCTGGTCGGCGGCGGGCATATCCTTGACACTCGGGTTATTGGCGCAGGCTCTGTTCTTCGTACTGCGGTGATATTCTTCTATCTGTCGAACGAGGGTATTTCACTGCTTGAGAACGCCGCTCACCTGGGTCTGCCTGTTCCTAAGAAGCTGAAAGATGTGCTGGAGCAGCTGCATAAGCGTTCGGAAAAGGAGGACGATGATGAAGATTAAAGGTGTTGATTTGAGTTACTGCCAGGAGGGTATCAGCTTTCCTGCGTTGAAACAAGCTGGTGTGAAATTCGCAATTATCCGTGCGGGTTTTTCCACGAAGAAAGATGTTACTATGGATAAGTTCGTGGCTGACTGCAAGAAATACGGCATTGATTACGGATTTTACTGGTACAGCTATGCTATGAGCATTGAGCAGGCAGAAGCTGAAGCCAAAAAATGTATTTCTGTGATTAAGGAACTGTCCCCGACATATCCCGTATTCTTCGACATGGAAGAGAAAAAGCAGATCAGCGGTTTGAACACGGAAATCCGCACAAAGATGGCGATTGCTTTCTGTAAAAAGATAAGGCAGGCGGGATTCAAGACAGGCATTTATGCAAATCCGTCTTTTATGGAGCATTATTACGACAAGAGCAGGATCGTTGGCAAGTATGACATCTGGCTTGCTCACTGGACGAACAGCCCTGACTTCCCGTCAAAGTACAACTATGGTCAGACTATGTGGCAGTGGGGACTTGACAGAATAGGCGGGTACGATATTGACGGTGATATCTGCTTTACCGATTACGGGAAGAAAAAGCCTGTCAAGAAAACCATAGATCAGCTTGCTGACGAGGTTCTTGCCGGCAAGTGGGATAACGGTGCGGAGCGTGAAAGGCTGCTCACCGCCGCCGGATATGACTACAATGCTGTTCAGAAAAGGGTGAACGAAAAGCTCTATAAGAAAACCGTTGACGAGATTGCCGTTGAAGTTGTTGCGGGGCTGTGGGGAAACGGTTCGGAGAGAAAGGAAAAATTGACTGAAGCCGGGTATGATTACTCGGAGGTTCAGAGGAAAGTTAATCAAATGATAAAATGATAATATTATGCCGTGGGTGTTTGGATTTTCCAAATGCTCACGGCTTTTTTGTTTTTTCAATTTTTTATCTGAAATTTAGAAAGACTGTCCAATCTCTCTCCTTGCCGAGGCTATAAGGCAGAGGGAAACAAAATCCCTCGGAAAGAGGTGAAATGAATGGAACACAATCTGAGAATAAGTGTTTCAAGAAAGCCGATGAGAAACGATGTTGCAGCTCTGCATACCATATCGTTAAGAGAACGCATACTTCGTTTCCTGTTAGGCAGAAAACAGCAGATTACCATTATCGTACCGGGTGATTCTGTGAAAGAACTGGCAATCTGCAACATTAAGGAAGGAGGAACAGCATGATGGGGAAAATGAGTGAACTGGCAGCAGAGTTATCCGAACTTAAGCATTGCGGCGAGGTGCTTATCAGCTTATCTGAATCAATAATGGCTCTGATTTCTGGTAAAGATACACCGCAGCCGATGGATAAGCCGTCAGCAAAAAAGAAATCCGATAGCGCTACAGTATCTGTCACTCTCGAAAACGTCAGAGCCGTCTGCGCCGAAAAATCCCGCGCCGGGTTCACAGCAGAGGTAAAGTCAATCATCACAAAGCACGGTGCGGACAAGCTGTCTGCAATCAAGCCGGAGGAATATGCAGCAGTCCTCGCAGAGGTGGAGGTGCTTGGCAATGCCGACTAACCACGCAATTCTCTCGGCGTCATCAAGCCACCGCTGGCTCGAATGTCCGCCGTCTGCTAAACTCTGTGCCGAACTGCCGGATACATCAAGCGAGTATGCGCAGGAGGGCACGGACGCTCACACTCTCTGCGAACACAGGCTGAAAGCCTTGCTCGGCAGAGAAACCGCCGACCCAACAGAAAACCTCACCTACTACAACGAGGAGATGGAGCGCTGCGCTGTCGAGTACGCTACATACGCTTATGAGCAGGTCGAGAAAGCAAAAGTAGCCTGCAATGACCCCATCGTCCTTATCGAACAGAAACTGGATTTCTCCCGGTGGGTTCCGGAGGGGTTCGGCACAGGTGACTGTGTTATCGTGGCTGACGGTACACTTTCCGTTATAGATTTCAAGTACGGCAAGGGCGTGGAAGTCCTCGCAGAGAACAACCCACAGATGATGTTGTATGCCCTCGGTGCTCTTGAATTATTTGACGGAATATACGACATATCCGCAGTGAGCATGGCTATATTCCAGCCAAGGCGCGACAACATCAGCGAATACATCATTTCCAAGGAGGAACTGCTCCGTTGGGCAAATGAGGTTCTCGCTCCGACAGCGCAGCTTGCCGCAAATGGCAAGGGAGATTTCAAAGCAGGTGAACATTGTCGCTTCTGCAAGGTCAGAGCGACCTGCCGGAAACTCGCAGAATACAACCTTGCTCTCGCTCGTTACGATTTTGAACCACCTGCTACGCTTGATAATATCGAAATCGCCGCTATCCTCGCAAAAGCGGACGAGCTTGTATCCTGGGTGACTGATGTCAAAGATTTTGCTTTGCGGCAGGCGCTCAGCGGCGTTTCATACGATGGCTTCAAGGTAGTCGAGGGACGGTCCAATCGCAAGTATACAGACGAGAACGCAGTTGTTGAAGCCGTCAAATCCGCAGGATATGACCCGTATGGACACAGCGTTCTCGGCATAACTGCGATGACCGCTCTGCTCGGAAAGAAAAAGTTCAACGAACTGCTCGGCGGTCTTATAGAAAAGCCGCAGGGCAAGCCAACCTTAGTTCCTATGTCGGATAAACGTCCGGCGATAAATACTGCACAAGAAGATTTCAAGGAGGAAAAATAATATGCCGAAGTTTATCAATCCCACAAAGGTAATCACAGGACCCGATACAAGATGGAGCTACGCAAACATCTGGGAAGCAAAGTCCATCAACGGCGGTGCTCCAAAGTTCAGTGTGAGCCTTATCATTCCGAAGTCCGATACCAAGACGGTCGAGAAGATCAAGGCGGCTATCGAAGCAGCTTACAAGGAGGGCGAGTCAAAGCTCAAGGGCAACGGTCGTTCTGTTCCTGCGCTCTCCGCTATCAAGAATCCGCTCCGTGACGGCGATACAGAGCGCCCCGATGATGAAGCGTATGCAAACAGCTACTTCATCAACGCTAATTCTGCGACCGCTCCCGGTATCGTTGACGCTAACTGCAGCCCTATTCTGGAGCGCAGCGAGGTTTACAGCGGCGTGTACGGCAGAGTGTCCATCTCATTCTACGCATTCAATTCCAATGGTAATAAGGGTATCGCCTGCGGTCTGAACAACCTGCAGAAGATTCGCGATGGCGAATCGCTCGGCGGCAGAACCCGCGCTGAGGACGATTTCGCAACAGATGATGACGATGATTTTCTGTCTTGAGGAGATACACGATGATGACAACTGAAAGCATTTTGCTTGCTATCTGCTTTGGATATGTGCTTGGAGATACACTTTCTAAGCTGGTCGTAGTTGTTTCCGATATTGTCAGGAGCATTAAGCGCCGCAAGCAAACTAAAACTGGCAAGTAATACAAACAGGGCGGCAGGAGCTATCTTGCCGCCTTTTTGAGGTGAACTATGGAAAAAATCAAAACACTGTCAATTGATCTTGAAACATTCAGTGATGTTGACCTTGCAAAATGCGGTGTTTACAGATATGTTGAGTCACCCGCATTTGAGATACTGCTGTTCGGAGTTTCAGTGAACGGTAGCGATGTTGTGGTGTACGACCTTGTGCAGGGTGAGAAAATACCCGCAGAAATTCTCGCTGCGCTGACTGACAACAGCATTATTAAATGGGCTTTTAATGCTGCTTTCGAACGTGTGTGTCTGTCAATGTATCTCGGTTTGCCGTCCGGGGAGTATCTCGACCCGACTTCGTGGAGATGTTCGATGGTGTGGTCGGCATATATGGGACTTCCGCTGTCGCTTGCCGGAGCGGGAGCAGTTCTCGGACTGCCGGAACAGAAGCTGAAAGAGGGTAAGGAACTCATCAAGTATTTCTGCGTACCGTGTACTCCTACCAAAGCGAACGGCTTCAGAACGAGAAATTTTCCCGAACACGCTCCCGAGAAATGGGCGCAGTTCAAGGCGTACAACAAGCGCGATGTCGAGGTTGAAATGTCGATACAGAACAAGCTGCGGAAGTTTCCCGCGCCGGATTTTGTTTGGGAGGAATACGCTCTCGACCAGCAGATAAACGACCGTGGGATTGCCCTCGATATGGCTGTTGTTGAGAATGCAATACGGTTTGATGAACGGTCAAAAGCGCTGCTCTCGTCAAAAATGCAGGAACTTACTTCGCTCGAAAATCCGAACTCGGTTCAGCAGATGAAGCAGTGGCTTTCGGAGAACGGACTTGAAACGGACACGCTCGGTAAGAAAGCTGTTTCCGAATTGCTGAAAACCGCACCGTCGCAGCTTGCAGAGGTTCTGGAACTCCGCCAGCAGCTTGCAAAATCCTCGGTGAAGAAGTACCAGGCTATGAGGAACGCTGTTTGCTCCGATGGACGCGCGCACGGAATGTTTCAGTTTTACGGCGCAAACCGTTCCGGCAGATGGGCGGGTCGGCTGATACAGTTACAGAACCTCCCGCAGAACCATATCCCCGACCTTAAACAGGCTCGGGAACTTGTGAAAAGCGCCAACTACGAAGCCATGGAACTGCTGTATGATGATATTCCAGACACGCTTTCGCAGCTTATCCGCACGGCGTTTGTTCCGAAATTGGGAATGAAATTCGTGGTTTCAGATTTTTCAGCAATAGAGGCAAGAGTGCTGTCCTGGTTTGCCGGAGAACAGTGGCGGCTTGACGTGTTCAAGTCCGGCGGAGATATTTATTGCGCATCAGCAAGTCAGATGTTTCGTGTACCTGTCGAAAAGCACGGTGTCAATGGACATCTGCGGCAGAAAGGTAAAATCGCAGAGTTGGCGCTCGGTTACGGAGGTTCTGTCGGCGCTCTGAAAGCAATGGGCGCGCTTGAGATGGGCTTATCGGAGGACGAGCTTCAGCCGCTCGTGGATATGTGGCGCAGTTCCAACCCGAATATCGTGCGGTTCTGGTGGGAAGTCGACCGCTGCGTGAAGGATACAATACGACAAAGGCTTCGCGCAGACACACATGGCATTCAGTTTGAATATCAGAACGGAATGCTGTTCATCGCGCTGCCGAGCGGCAGACGGCTCTCATATGTCAAACCCCGTATCGGCGAGAATAAGTTCGGCGGCGAGTCCGTCACTTACGAGGGCGTTGGTGCAACGAAGAAATGGGAGCGCATCGAAAGCTACGGTCCTAAGTTCGTGGAGAATATCGTTCAGGCGGTCAGCCGGGATATTCTCTGCTATGCTATGCGGACGCTGCGGAATTATCGGATTTGCGGTCATGTTCATGATGAACTTATCATCGAATGTCCGATAGATACGAATGTATCTGAAATCTGTGAGATTATGGGTAGAACTCCACCGTGGGCAAAGGGGCTTCCGCTCTGTGCCGATGGGTATGAGTGCAGCTTTTACAAGAAAGATTGAGGTAATATGTCCAAAAGCGTCTCCTGCCAAGGCTATAAGGCAGGAGGTGTTTTCATGTATAACAATTTTACGACCCGCATGAATGAGGTAGAGAAAAACGCTGAAAATCTGCCTGTCAGAACCGAACCCGATATACAAGCAATTTCAAAACAGATTACGCAGGAAGAAATCCAGCGTGATTTCGATTATTATATGGCACAGCGCATAGCAGAAAAGCTGAAATCCGAGGGACTTATCACAGTTGACGAATTCAACAAACTGACCGCTCTTAACCGCAGTACTTTTTTACCTATGAATGTCGAGATATTACCGAAAATACGTTGATTATATCTCGGTTTAGAGTTAATATGTCAACACCGAAGAGAGGTGAAAAAAGTGAAAACTGTAACAAAAATTGAAGCCAACCAACGTACTACGGGTTCTGAGAAAAAGCTCCGTGTTGCGGCATACTGCCGTGTGTCGACAGATTCTGACGATCAGCTTGAAAGCCTTGCTGAACAGAAGAAGCACTATGAAACCTACATTCAGGCGCATGAAAACTGGGATTTCGCAGGACTGTACTATGATGAGGGAATAAGCGGTACTAAAAAGGAAAAGCGCTCCGAACTTATGCGTTTGCTTTCTGACTGTGAAGCGGGTCAAATCGACTTCATCATCACAAAGTCCATAAGCCGATTTGCGAGAAATACCACTGACTGCCTTGAAATGGTACGAAAGCTGCTTGCAATAAATGTAGCAATATATTTTGAAAAGGAAAATATCAACACTACTTCAATGGAAAGCGAGTTGGTGCTTGCGGTTCTCAGCAGCCTTGCAGAGAACGAATCAGTGTCAATATCCGGTAACGAAAAGTGGTCTATAAGACAGCGGTTTCAGAGCGGTACATACAAAATGAATCCACCGCCGTACGGCTACCGTTGGAATGGAAAGCGGCTTGAAGTAAACAATGACCAATCGGAAATTGTTAAGCGCATTTTTGCTGAATTTCTCTCGGGAAAAGGAGTAATGCACATTGCAAGAAACCTGGATTCGGATAATATTGCTCCTGCCCGTGGAAAGCAATGGTGTCAATCGAGTATTCTCAGAATTTTGAAAAATGAGAATTACACAGGAAACGCAGTTTTCCAGAAAACCTTTACAGATGAGTCTTTTCGCCGCTGCGTGAATTACGGACAGTTGGATAAGTATCTTGTTGCTGATCATCACGAGGGGATAATCAGCAAGGCTGACTTTGAAGCAGCCGCTGCCCTGATAGACAGACACGCCGTTGAAAAGAATGTTACTAAGGGAAGCCACAAGTATCAGCAGCGCTATTGCTTTTCGGGAAAGATAGTCTGCGGTGAGTGTGGCGCTACGCTAAAGCACAGAACTCACAGGCTTGGCGGTGAAACGTATGAAGCGTGGTGCTGCAGCACTCACATATATAATAAGGAAAGCTGTTCAATGAAGTTCATCAGGGACGATGACATCAAGCTCGCTTTTGTTACAATGATGAATAAGCTGATTTTCGGCCACAAGCTGATTTTGAAGCCGTATTTGCTGACATTACGCAGTTCGTCAACGGACAGCAGCATTCAGCGAATACAGCAGCTTCGGCTGTTGATTGAGCAGAATACGGGTCAGCAGGAAACTCTTACACGGCTTATGGCGAACGGTTTCATTGACAGGACGCTTTTCGGTCGGGAGCTGAACGCAATAATGGCTCAGACCGATGAATACCGCACTGAAATTGATACGCTCAGCAGTTCAGTCACAGGCGATGGCGCAAAGCTGAAAGAAACCGAGCGGCTGATAAAACTGGTCGAGCGTGGGAGAATGTTCAAGGAATTTGACGCAGACTTGTTTTCAAAGCTAGTCAACCGCATTTGTGTATTTTCTCGAAATGAAATCGGTTTTGCGCTGAAATGCGGTCTGACGCTCAGAGAAAGGATCGGTGAGTAGGGTGGAGCATATTCCGTACGGCTATCGCATTGAGAACGGAAAAGCGGTGATTGATGAAACTGCGGCAGGGCAGGTTCGGAGATTATTTGAAAACTACCTCAGCGGCGATTCGCTGAACAAAGCGGCCGAAAACGCAGGTATCACAGGAAATCACGGTACTATCAAACTGATGCTGCAGAATCGCCGCTACTTTGGGGATGATTTTTATCCTCCGATAATCAGCGAGGAGATGTTCAATGCCGTAGCGGAGGAGCTCCAAAGCCGTGCCGAGCGGCTCGGCAGAAACGGTCATGTAAGAAAAGAACGGTCGGTGAATATCCCTGTGCGGTTCACATTTATCAGCGCAGCGGATTATTTCGAGGATCCTGTTCAGCAGGCAGAATATATGTATGGATTGATAAAGACAGAGGTGACGAACATTGAGTAACATAACGATAATCCCGGCAAGACCCCAGCGGGTTAACTCACAGCAGAATGAAACGGAAAAACCAAAGCTGCGGGTGGCAGCGTACTGCCGCGTCAGCACGGACAGCGATGAGCAGGCAACCAGTTACGAAGCCCAGGTGTCGCATTATACAGAACAGATCACCCGAAATCCCGAGTGGGCATTTGCGGGTATCTACGCCGATGACGGTATTTCCGGCACGAATACCAAAAAGCGTGAGGAATTCAACCGTATGATAGCAGACTGTATGGACGGTAAAATCGACATGATTATCACAAAGTCCATCAGCCGATTTGCACGAAACACGCTTGACTGCCTAAAATACATACGTCAGCTTAAGGAGCGTAACATTCCCGTATTCTTCGAGAAAGAGAACATCAACACCCTGGACGCAAAAGGCGAGGTTCTGCTTACGATAATGGCTTCGCTTGCACAGCAGGAATCGCAGTCGCTTAGTCAGAACGTGAAACTGGGCTTACAGTTCCGCTTTCAGCGTGGGGAAGTGCAGGTCAACCACAGCCGCTTCCTCGGCTACACCAAGGACGAGAACGGCAGGCTTGTGATCGACCCGGAGCAGGCAGAGGTGGTGCGGAGAATCTACCGTGAATACCTTGACGGTTACAGCACCGACAAAATCGCCGCCGGTCTGGAGCGTGACGGCATACTCACCGGCGCAGGAAATCCACGTTGGCATACAAGCACGGTTGCAAAGATACTGCGCAACGAAAAGTACATGGGCGATGCACTTCTGCAAAAGACATACACGGTGGATTATCTTTCCAAAAAGCGCATAAAGAACAACGGAATAATGCCGCAGTACTACGTTGAGAACGACCACGAAGCGATTATCCCTAAAGAAATCTTCATGCGTGTGCAGGACGAACTGGTTCGCCGCAGGCTCGTTAAGGTCAGCCCGAATGGAAGAAAGCACGGTTTCAGCAGTAATCATATGTTTTCTCAGATGATAGTCTGCGGAGAGTGCGGCGAACTATTTCGCCGTGTTCACTGGAACAATCATGGCTGCCGATCTATCGTCTGGCGCTGCCTTAGCCGTTTGCAGCCGACAGGCGTAATTTGTCACGCCCGGACTGTAAACGAAGAAGTGCTGAAAAATGTGGTCGTGCAGGCATTCAATGAGCTCCTCGGCAGCAGAAGCACCTATCAGAAGCGGCTTCGGGATAACCTTGCAAGGGTACTTTGTGGGTATGAAGATGAGCAGGCTCTGGAGATAGACATGCGGCTTGCCGAACTTCAGCAGGAGCTTATCAACCATGCTTCCCGCAAGGAGGACTACAACGACATCGCCGATGAGATATTCCGGCTTCGTGAGATGAAACAGAAGAACTTCACCGACACCGCCGTCCGTGACGAACAGGTCAAGCGTATCAACGAACTTAACGAGTTCATCGAGCAGCAGGATTCCGAGCTTACCGAGTTTGATGAGAGCCTTGCCAGGCGGTGGCTTAAGGAGATTGTCGTCTGGGACGATAGGTTTTCTGTGGAGTTGAAGTCGGGGGTTATTATTGAGATTGAAATATGA